TCAGCCCGTCATCCATTGACCCGGTGATACCGAAGCCGATCCCCGCCACGTCGAATGTGGCGACGGTTGTGGCAGCGTCTGCGAACGTCAGCGACCAATTACGTTCTACGGGTGTCGTGATGTCGTCCATGATTGACTGATGACCCGCGAGGGCGACATCCAGAAAGCAGGAAAAATCGAGCGTTCCACCAGTGACCAGACCTGTTGCGGCCATCTCGCGGCCAGCGCCGGTGGTGTCCAGCGTTGTCGCGTCATACGTTTCTGTCTCAACGCCCGTATGACTGAAGTCAATAATTTGCGCCACTGCGGTCAATGTAGTCGTGATCGTTTGAGAGATCACCGAACCCTTTACTCGAATTTTGCTCATCGAATTATGTCCTAGGCTGGAGTGTGCTGAATCGAAAAGTCCAGCAAGGTCGTGTATATCCCCACGTCTGACTTGTCAGTCGGTGGCTCGTATTGTGTTCGCTCGCTACGGAGCAACACTGCGTCGATATTGTGGTCGCCTGCTGTTCCTGAATAGTCTTGCAAATAGGCTCGCACGACTCGCGAGATCTCCGTGGATGTGACCGAGCGTGACGCCTTGCAGTCAATGTCGACTTCAATCATTCGCATCCCATACGTGCCGTCAAGTGCCAACATCTCGTCGCTGCTGATCTGCTCGATCACTACGAACGGCGGGCCAAACTCTTCCGGCACGTGAAACCCGAAGACCTTGGTGCCCACAAGAGCGCTGATCGTTGCTTCTGCCCGCAGCAATGCCGCGAGATCGTTTATAATGTGATTAGGCAAACGCCTTGCCTTTCTTGATCTCTTTCCGGATCTGCTTCCACGCTCCCTCCGCGAACAGCTTTCGCAGCTGCGACTTGTTGGCCATCGCCATCTGCCAGACGGGATCTTCCTGTGCGGCCATCTCCCCTGTGGATCGTGCGGGATCGACTGTCGCGCGCACGTCTGTTCCGAGAAACCACCAGTGGACGTTGCGCGACGAGATACCCGCCCCCTTCTGATCTGGCGATCGTGCGATTGTCTTTGCCTTCGACCCGCGTTCTACTTTCCCCCCGACCTTTGCGCCGCCGTCTCTCGCTTCTCTCAGCTTCAGTCGTCGCCAGCCGATCGACCGCCTGACGCCCTTGTATCGTGATGGGACGTTGTTCTTGATGATCTTCGACAGGGCCTTCGCCGAGTTCGCGGCCCCAGCGGTGAACGACCGCCGACCCGCTGTTCTTCGCATCGAGTTCAGGATGCTCTTGATGCGAGCATCCCCCGTGATGGTTGGCCCCGAGATGTTCGTCATGTTTGCCTCGTTGTCTGAATCTCAATCTGCTCATGATCCAGATTCACGTCCACCATCTGGGCGACGTTGTACACCAGCCCCTCGTACAGCAGCCGCATCTGTGCGCCGCCCGCCTTCGTCTTCGCGTCCAGCGTCTCCGTCCAGTCGACGGTCCAGACGTGCGAGACATCGGCAGCAACCAGATCAACCTTCCAGAACTCCCGACCGCCGCGAGAGATTACACTGGCATAAGCGTCTTCGTGATTCAGCCAGCTTGCAGCGGCTGTCTTGTCGACGACGCCCGCGCCGTCGGTGCTGGCGTTCGGGTCCAGTTCCTGCAGACTGATCCGCTTGTCACGTTGTGCGATGCAGCCCTTCATGCGGCTCTCCCCAATCCGGTCCAGCACAACGTGTTGACCAGATTTTCGTACTTGCTGGCGTCGCCGTCGCACTTGCCCCAGTGCATGCGGCCCCACTCTGCCACAGCCAGTCGAGCAGCCACCGGGATATCGTACTGGTCGCCGTAGCCTGCCACATACGTCACGATCACCGAGCGCGGGTAGTTGGGCTCCGTGTCTTCCCACTGTTGATTCTCCAGCAGGATGACTCGGGGCGGCTCGCCTGTCAGATCAGTGGTGTACGCTGACGCCGCCAGAGTCTGCAGTGCCACGTCCTCGTCATAGTATTGCACCGACGTGACGGACTGGATCGGTGCTTCTCTGATTTCGATCGTATCGCCGGGCGGAAACCCGTCCTTATACAGTGCGACAGTCTGCGACACGTACCGGCGGGCCGTTCTGTTCTCCAGCTCAACTCGCCCCTGCTTCAACAGATCCTCCAGCTCGCAGTCGAAGTCGGTTGAGAGCACGCGCAGCCGTCGCTTGAAGTCCAGCAGTTCCATGATTTCTGTTACGGGCTCGATGGTCACATCATAGGTGTCGTGCGATTCAGTCATCCGATTGCCTCACTTTCTTCTGCCGCTTTCTGCGCGTCGCTACGGTGACCCACGTCGCTACGTTATTATCGACCAGCGTCTGCATGACACCGCGACCTAACGAACTGCAGACGCTTCCCTTCGAATGTCCCTGCCAGCCCTTTAAGAAACGGACTGTCTCATCGTTAGATTGTTCTCTCGCCATTCGGTGATGTACTCGTGATGGGGTTCGAGGTTTTCGTCATAGACTGCAACCATCTCTTCCATGTGGCCGATACGGATGCGAGGCGTGACGAAGACAGACTTGCCCGCTTCGCGCCATTGCTGCCAGAACCAGATGTCGTCGTCCAGTCGGTTGTCTCCATACTCGCCGTTCTCGTCCGGCTCACTCTTGAACCACGGCTTCGCCACGTCTTTGAGATCTGACACACGAAACAGCGTCATTCCGAAATGAGCGGTTTCACACTTGATCGGGTCGAGTGTGCTTAGCGTCATCTCGGTGTCGCCGGTCGTCATCAGCGGGAATCGTTTGCCCCGTCTGCACTGCAGAGCAGCGAGCGCGTGGCACTGTGGGTTCGTCCCGAACTCGTGCAGCAGCGTGGCGACATCATCGGCATTGAACAGCGAATCGAAGTCTGTCGTGATGATCCAATCCAGCCCGTCATTGACAGCGAGTTCGAACATGCGCTGCATGCACTGACCCCAGAACACACCCTGCGAAGTGACCAGATTGATCCCGTTTTTTCGCAGTGAGCCCTCGATGATCGCTCGCGGCCCCGCCGCCTCGTAACGCGGCAGGCTCATGTACGCGTTGATCTTGATCTCGCCGGTCTGTGGGATGTCGACTCGTCCGCTGCGTTCTGCGTCCGGGATCGTCTCGCCGATTGACTTGAACCCTTCGAGATTCAGTGAAACCGGGTGTGATGCTGTGTCTGTGTTGTCGCTCGTCCACGTCTGTACGCTGACGAGCCCCGCCTGCGCCATCACAGCGTGTAGTCTGCCAGCGTCGTACGCTGACCTGTGGATGTCGTCGATGTCAGTCTGGCCGCCCATCAGCCAAAACAGTCGTTTGGGATCCTTGTTCTTCAGACACTTGTCCACGTCGGGGACGGCGATACGCAACCGCCCGCCCGGCTCAAGAACTCGCACCCATTCAGCCAGTGCGGCGCTTGCGTCTCGAAAGGTGAAGTGCTCCAGAATGTGGCTCGCTCGGATCTCTGACACGCTGCTGGTCTCGTAGTCGTGCAGATCGCGGGCGTCGTGGCCCAACTTCGCGTCGATGGGCGTGAAGCCCTCGATCTTTGTATCGCCATTTCCGATGTTCAGCTTCACGGTCATTCGAGTGCGCTCCGATCGACGAACAGTGCATTGCAGTGCGTCGTCGCTACGAGTTGATAACCTTTCGAAGCTCCAAGAGCCTCGACCTTCTCCAGTCCGGCCTGCCCCGCTTGCCCTCGCACGGGCACTCCCGCCTCAACGTCTGGTGGGTAGATCTCGACCAGCATCACTCGCGGCCGATAAAGCACCAGATCATCCCACAAGTACCAATCCTGTCCGTCGATATCGATCACGCCCAGATCGGGCGTTCTGCTGATGTCCGTGATCGTCAGCACGCTGTCGAGATCTGTCACGTGCCGATGTAAACACGTCGACTGACCTCCGAAATCTCTTGCCAGTTTGCTGTACAGTTTCTCGTCCGCTTCGATCAGCACCGCGAGCCATCCCTGATCTCGCAGCCGTAAGGTGTTTGAAAAGAAAATCCCGTCAGCTGCCCCGATCTCGAAGCAGTGACGGGATGCTTCCCCAATGCGGTCGAAGCACCCCGCAATCAGCCCGTCCTCGCCGAACTGCGTGTACAGATTCGACGCCCGACCTTTCAGCCAGTCAACGAGCGGGACTGCATTGATGCTGCCGACCATTAGACATTCACGACAACGGCATCAGACCCAGAACCGCCCTCGTATCGTCGTCCCTTCGTCACAGTCGCCGAGAGCGTGACGTTGTCGTTCGTTGTGGTCTCCGTGGTGACACTCAGCCGCAGATACTTTTTGCGGCCTCGCAGGTCAACGTCGTACACCACAGGCTTCGTGGTTGTGATGTCTTCCGCCGTTCTGTCAGCAGTCACAGTCGCGAAGTTGGTAACGACTGTGTCGTCTGACTCCAGAAGCGACAGCGTCGGCCCGATGGCGTTCGTGTTGATCTCTGCCGCCAACGCCACAATGATCACGGCAGCGTTGCCATCGGAGACATCGACGTTCGCCGTTGCGGTCGCCGAGTTCGTCATTGCCTGCGGGGCCAGCAGGATGTGCTTCGACTCTAATCTTGAATGGAGCATTTTGCTCTCCAGTGAGTTGTTATGAATGCCCGCCGCGACGACCGCAGGGGCTCGTTCAGCGGTCAGCGATTACGATCCAGCCATCTGCAGTCCACAGATCGGGCCAGCAACAGTGTCACTTCCGAAGTCGTGGACGTTGATGTCGAAGCGTTCAGTCCCCTTCGCCGCGATCTGATCGCGTTCCCACAGTGACTGTCCGCCGACAGTCGCCTGATCTGAGAACTCGATCGTTTCGCCGCGTCGAGTGCCGAGCGAGGCACCCTGCTGAAAGTTCCCGAACAGCACTGGGATCTGATTGTTGGCCGCGACAGATGACAGCACTTGCGAGATCACGACAGGATAACCGAGGAAAGACATTCCGCCCCCGCCTTCAATGTCGTCCTTGGTGTTGCCACCCGCTGCCAGTGCCAGCGATTTCATGACAGTCCACGCAAAGGTCTTGTGACAGACCCAGCTCACTTGCCCGGCGATGTCCGCATACTGCGGCAGAGATCCTGCCACAGACTCGAAGTTTGCCAGCGTCAGTTCGCTGTAAGCGTTGCCCGCACCGAGAGTCAGTCCCGGAGCAGTTCCCGCCGTCAGCGTGTCCAGCTGCGTTCGAACGCCAGTCATGCCGCCGTAAGTCGACGTGCCATCACCAATGAACGCACACTGATCTTCTTTCAGTGCGAACGCGGTGCCGATCTCTTCAGCAAGTTCATTGCCGAAGTCGATCACCGAATCCTCATTCAGTTCTTTGCTCATGCGAGTGATCGCCATCAGCTTCTCAGCTGTCAGCTTCACGTCATCATAAGCGGCATCAGACTCAGTTCCCGCCGAGTTCTCACCCGTGAAATACGCGGTGAGCCCACCAGTTCTGCGGGGATCGGTGCGGGTGTCGCTGGTCATGTTACGCACCCGCAGCAGGCCACGAGCCACACCGTACTGCTCTCGCAGCTTGATGAGGTCCATGCCGAACTCGTCGGGGACGAACACATGGGCACCGGTCGTATCGCTCGACCCTTCACCATGCACAGCTCTCGGGTTGATCCCGAATTGATCCTGCGAGAACTGCAGGGCTGCGGCGAAGTGATACTTGCCCGGCATATCGATCGACAACTTTGCCATCGCCCACTGGCCGAATCGGTAGGCTCGCTCTTCAGCGTTCATGCCGTATTCGCTGCCCTTGAACGCGGTCAGCGGATTGTGCCAGCGACATCGTGCAGGGATCGCCGGGCGACCGTTCGCGCTGGGCTCCGGCACGTGAACACCTCGAATGCCGGCAATCGACTGACTGTGATCGGGGAAGTCCGCGATCGCTTCGACCCGTTTCCGCTGCTCTTTCTCGCGGTCGACCAGTGCGGTGATCTTAACATCGAAGTCCTTGACCTCGGCTTCGAGCGTGTCGAACTCTGCGAGCTGCTCGTCTGTCAGCCCTTCGTCCTGGGTTTCACCCAGTGCCACCAGTGTGGTGCACTTCTCGATGGTAACTTTGCGTTCTGCGTGCAGCGTTTCAAGCTGCGCCCTGATAGACATTTATCTGCCCTCGTAAGCGTCGGGGCAGAAACGACAAAAGCGTCAGCCGCCGACAGATGTGGGAATCTGTGGTACGCCGACGCCGTCTGTGCAGTCGTCCAGTCGTTGATATCAAGCGCTGCCGTCGTCTATGCGATCGGCCCACGCTGCACTGGGAATCTACGCTGCAGCCGAACGAACTGTCAAGCCCTGTGCATTCTCAGCATCCGATGCCGCACGTCAGCGCTGGCCTGTCGCGCGGCTCGCTGCTTGGTTTTTGCCTGCTCGTTCGCTCTGTTCTCGGGGACGGCTGGCGTGGCGATCACCTCGTCGACATAGCCTGCAGCCTTCGCAGCTTCTGCCCCGAAGATCGTCCCGTCACCGTTCGGTCCTTCGAGATCCTGCTGCACTTTCTTGATCGTCTGGCCGCTGCGTGCCGCGTACAGAATCTCCAGATCCTTGTCGAGCTGCTCCTGCACGGCGAGAGCGTCGCGAATCTGTGCCTGATGCCCGACCGCCATGACCAGCGAATAATGCGGTTGGAACACGGCACCCACGTGACACAGAACCTTGTCGCAGGCGATGACAGCGAGACTGGCCGCAGATCCTGCTCGCCCCTCGATCAGCCCTTCGGTCGATCCGTCATGAGCCAGCAGCGCGTTGAAGATCGCGATCCCGTCATAGGCGAACCCGCCCGGCGAGTTGACCCGCAGTCTCACGTCTTTGCCGCGATTCGATGCCAGAATCTTGCCGATGGATGCGCTGTCGGTTTCTTCCCAGTCGTCGCCCACGAACCCGTGCAGCCAGATGTCCAGCCGCCCGTCCATCTCCATGTACGACGTGCGCCAGCCGGGGAAGTCTGATGGACGCTGAGCGAGCGGGGCCAGTGTCTGCATGCTGATCGGTTGTATGAGTCTCATGTTCGTGCTCTTTCGTAGAGTTGATCAGTCAGCGCGTCGCAGTCGTCACCCCAGTCCTCCACGAGGCACTTGATGTCATCTCGCAGGGATCGGTCTGTCGAGCTGCTCGCGACTTCTGTGATCGCCTTCAGCCGTCGATCCACGTGTGCTGTTCGCACGTCGTCGATCTTGTCACCCAGCGACGGCAGCAGCTTCAACTGCCACGCCTCGTAGAATTTCGAGATCCGATCGCAGAAGTGCTCGAAGTTCCTGGTCCGCAGTGCAGCGGTCACGATCTTCGTCTTTTCCTGTTCGAGTGCGTCAGCGACGCTCGCTCGGATCATCGCCAGTAGCGTGTCGTCCTCGTCGTCAGGTTCGTCGTCTCCCGCGTCCTCGTCGCTCTGTGCGTCTGAATCGTCAGCTGGTGCCCCGAACGCGGGAGCGGGTGCGTCTGGCTCGAATCCCGGTGGAAGATCGAATCCAGCCTCTGTGACAAGTCGACGAGCCTCGTCCGCTGTCAGCACTTGCCCAACGCCCGGATAGACCTTCTGCACGATTGCAGCGACCCGCGTCTCTTGATCCTCTTCCGGTGCCGTAATCGTCTCTGTGTCGATAGTGCTGTCGTCGTCTGTGCTCGTGTCGATGGGCATCCAGTTTGCCGGGCGATATCTGACATCGCCATCCGCCCCGATCGCTTTGAGATTCAGCAGTGCTCGCCCCTCGTTGGCGGTCAGGATGCCGAGTTCCATCTGACGGTATATGGCGTCGATCTTGTCCTTCATCAGCATCTGAATCGATGCCTCGCGGTTCGTCTCAACGTAGACCCGCTCGGTCATCTGCTCCTGCTCGGTCAGCAGCTTGTGCTCGTTCTCGTTCTCGATCTCTGTCAGATGCGGGTCGAGCGAATGGATCAGATACGACTGATTCTCCTGCTCCAGACTGTTGAAACTGGATTTGGAATTGTCGCCCAGCAGATGCCCCGGCACGCCGATGATGTTCGAGACGGTCGCCCGCACTTCATGTTCGCGCGTCTCAAGAAACTGAGCTTTGTTCGGCTCGATCGACATCGGCTGAAACTTGACCCCGTCCTGCAGCAGAGCAACCTTGTGGGCGTTGCTCATGCCCTGCGACATATCCTTCCAGTCGCTCAGCGTGTTGCGGATCTTCGCGGGATCCCAGTGACCCGGCACCATCAGGATGCCAGAAGTGTTCGCGCCGTCTCCGAAGAATCTCGCCCCGAACTGCACAGCAGCGAGCGGCAGCCCGAGTGCCGTCTGAAACAGATCGAGTGCCGAATAGCCTGTGATCCCGTTGTGGGACAAGCCTTTGTAGTGCGCCACGTTCCGCCCGGCGAACGTCATCTGCTGCCCGTTGAGCGTCGTCATGTACCACAGCTCGCCCTCGAAGAACCGCACAACTACAGACTGCGGATCCAGATGCCACATCGCCACGGGCTCGTTCGTCGGGCTGCGTTCAATCACAGCGAACGCGTTGCCGAAAAGCAGCATGTGCCCCATCGCGGTTTTGCGGAAGTTCGTCGCCGACTGGATTGGGTTGGCTCTGTGTTTCAGCAGTCGCTGTGCCGGGTGGTTGGTGGCGATCTCTCTCGATGGGTTGCGGTAGACATCCATCGGCAGACAGCTGACAGAGTTCGCCAGCAGGTTGATACCACGCCACATTGGCGGGTAGCCCATCACGCTCAGGTGATTGACCTTGACCCCGGCGAGATTGTTGCTCGTGCCAGTGCCGAAGATTTTGGCCCACCCTTCCGAGTCGGTGAGCGAGAGTGCCTGTGGTTCAATCGCAGCAATGCCCGACCCCGTCGCCGAGACCGGTGTCGGACTCGCGACGATTTCCGTGACTCCGTAGGTCATGCTGGAAACCTTTTGGTCGATCAGAGAAGTATGGCCCCTTCGCCCTTGGTGTTGTATGGGCTGGCCTCAGTTCCGTGGGTCATCGCGAGCGCCATTCCCATGAGCGTCGCACAGATCCCGTCGATCTTGTCTGCTGAGTTTCCTTTATCTGGGCGGATATTGCCAGACGGATCCTCAATCGCCGCCGTATTCGACGCCATCCATCTCAGAACTGGGTTGCCATCGTGGCGGAGTTTCCCGTTCCCCACCCACGCGACAAGCTGTTTGAACGGTGCGTTGTAGGTCGAGAACGACTGCGGCATCTTCTTCAGACACTGCTCCGGCAGCCCGCGTTCTTTCAGCAGCTGCGTTGGCCCCGCAGCGTTCCACCCGTCGAACCCGATGATCTGGCAGTCGAACTCCTGCACGATCTGCATGATCCGCTCGGCCACGAAGATCACATCGACCTCGTTCCCTGGTGTCATCTCAAGAAACCCGCCCGACCCGTAGCCTCTGAGTAGTCGCTGATCTGCAGCTGCTCGCTCGTCGACGTTCGCTTCGGGTATCCAGAACCACGGCAGCACTGACACGCCACCCTCTGGCTCGGGGAACACGAGCACGAACGCCGTCACGTCACGAGTGCTCGACAGGTCCAGCCCGGCATAGCACAGCCTGCCCCGCAGATCTTCCGCCGTGAACTTCTGCTCGCACTCGTCCCACGCCCGCATGGGGATAACTCGCGACTCCTGCTCTGTCCATTGGTTCAGATGCAGACGGCGAAACGAGTTCTCTGTGGCAGGATTCTCTTTTGCCAGCTTGCATTGCTGAGCAATGAAGTCGACCGACAGCGACACGCCCAGACAGGGATTCGCCTGTGCCCAGATCTTCGGGTCCGTCCAGTCGTCCTGTGGATCACTGCCGAACAGACACGGCAGGAACGTCTCGTCCTCGATCTCGCCACGATCGACCGCCTTGGCATACTGGTGCAGCTCCCAGCATATACTCGACCTGTCATGTCCTGCAGTCGTGATGACGAAGATCAGCGGCTGAGCGCGAGCACCCAGCCCCGTCTGGAACGCTTCCCACAGGAGGCGGGTCTTCTGCAGGTGCATCTCGTCGAAGATGACGCAGTGCGGGGACGTGCCGTGCGGGGCACCCGCGTCTGAGCTGCACGCCAGATACACCCGATCACCGAAGATCACCCGCTTCGTCGACGGTCGAACCTCACAGGCTGACTTCAGATCGTCGTTCTTCTTGACCATCTGCGACGCGATATTATAGACGATCGACGCCTGCTCTCGCGTGCTCGCTGCGCTGTACACTTCCGCCCCGTGCTCGTGATCACAGAACAGCATGTACAGCAGGATCGCCGCAGCCAGTGTCGTCTTTCCGTTCTTGCGTGGCACCTCACAGTACACGGTTCGGTAGGCTCGCTTGCCCTTCTCGTTGAGCGTGCCGAAGATCTCCGACACCAGCTCCAGCTGCCAGGGCTCAAGAATGAACGGGTCATTCGCCCACTCACCTTTCACGTGCTGCAGTCCAGTCTCAATGAAGTCGATCGCGTGGGCCGCTTTGTCCTCGTCCCATGTGATCGTCACCCGATGAACCTGCTACCGAATCCTTCCTCAGATGGTTGGTCGACCTGCAGTGATGCTCGCGCCGATGGCGTCAGGCCGAATTCGCGTTCAATCCGCAGCAACGTGGCGTCGAGTTCGTTGAGCATGCGAGACTCTGCGAAGCGTTTGGCTCCCACCGTCTTCGGCTTGCCCTGCACGATGGCAGTGACCGCGTGCGTGTGCCCGTTCTTCGCGACGAACGCGCTGGCGTCATTGTACAGAATCACGTTCTTGGCGTAGCGGGCGAGAGCGTTGCCGTCCGTCTGGGCGTGCAGTGACATGCTCTTCAGCAGGTCATAGGTCTTGTTGAACACCCGCCGCTCTTTGTCTGTCAGCCTGATCGTCGTGGGCGGCTTGATCTGTCGCGGTTTCGGTTCTTTCTTCTCTCGCGATTTCGCGCGATGGCTGCCGACGAGTGCGAGCCGCACGGTCGGTGTGCGAGCTGGTCCACGAGATCCCATGACTGACTTCTCCTCGTTGGGGGTGCGGTTGGTGAGCTGACATGATCGCACGGTCGGTGTGCTGCTGTCCAGACTATTCGAGCGTGCAGGTGCAGCCCGCGTCAGTCATGCGCTGCAGGATCACCGCACAGTATGCCGGGCTGATCTCCATGCCATAGCACCGGCGGTTGAGTTGTTCGGCTGCGAGCATCGTGGTGCCGCTGCCGAGAAACGGGTCCACCAAGCCACTGCCTTCTTCGCTGCTTGACTTGATGGCACGTGCTGTCATCGCGACTGGCTTTGGCGTCGCGTGCCCATGCCGGTCTTCTCCGGTCACTCGTGTGAATTTCCAAACGTCCGTCATGTTGTCGTGTGTGTTGTCGAAGTAGGCTCGGGTTTTGTAGAAGTCCCGCTTGAGTTCGTCGTGGTCCCGCTTGAAGGCGTCGTGGTCCCGCGCCGCCGCTTGTAGTTTTCGGTAGTGCTCCTCTGGAATGAAAGTCCACTGGTTCTTTGTAAACCAATGCGCGTACATTCCGACCCCGCAAATCCGCTTTATATCTTCGGCACCCCACCCCATATCCTTGCAGTCCGCCTCAAGTGCCGATCGAATTTCCTCCCATCCGTCCCAGTAGTTTTCGGCGTTATTGTTGAATCCCTGCTCCCCGAGCATAAAGAATAGGCAGCGTTCTGACGCCGTTGGAAACATTCGATGCTGGTCTGATTCCATTCCTTGACCGCTCGTTTTATCCCAAACGATTTCATTCCGCATCGTCAACCGTTCTGAATCCTTCAGACCGCCGACATACCAAAGCCGCCACAGATTATTCGCGGTCCCCCAGATGTACGCGCTCCCGTTGTCCGGGAGATGCGGTCGCCACGCCTGCCACCACTCCATCTGGAAGGCGTCGAGTTTTTCGCGGTAGAGGTTGTCATTCGCGACGCCGTCCTTCTCCTTCCCCATCCCGTAGGGCGGGTCGGCGTGCAGCAGCGACGCCTTCGCCCCGTCCATTAACCTCGCCACGTTGTCCGCATCCGTACTGTCCCCGCACAACAACCGATGCACCTGCTGGCCCGTGATCGTCCACAACTGCCCGGTCTCTGTCTTCCATTCGTCCCGCAGTTCCTCCGCGCGATCCGTCTGTGCTGGCACGTCTTCCGGTGGTTCCTCTTCATCGACGCCCAGCAGCTCTTTCAGCTCGTCAGGATCGAACCCGAGCAGCTCAACCGGCACGTCTCCCGTGATGATGTCTGACAGCTCCACGCCCAGCAGCTCCCTGTCCCATCCCGCGTTCATCGCCAGCTGATTGTCAGCGATCACATACGCCTGCTTCTGACCTGCTGTCAGGTTCGAGATCCGTCTGCACGGCACGCGATCGAGTTCAAGGACGTGAGCAGCCAGCACCCGCCCGTGGCCGGCGATGATCGTCGACGCTTCATCGATCAGCACTGGATTCAGAAACCCGAACTCGCGGATGCTCGCGGCGATCTGCTGCACTTGCACGTCGCTGTGGGTGCGAGCGTTGCGGGCGTAGGGAATCAGCTCCGTGATCGGCAGCTGCTCTAGTTTTTCAACGGGTGGGCGTCTCGCCATAACCGGGCAATCTCAACAACTGGGAAAAATTTGTGCGCTTG